CGCATTTAGTGAATGTAGGATTGAAGAAATGGCAATCGGTGTACCACTCCTTTAAAAATATGTCTGATTGGTATTGGCTCTGAACCAACACCTCGTTAATCTCATTATCTATGGCGAACCAATTCTTCGTAAAGTCTGGATATTGGAACTTACGGAATGGTAGAGTTTCCAGAACAGCACCAAACGCAAAACGACTTTCCTTATTCTCCGCACTATTATAAAGAGTTTGGATCGTTTGGTATGCAAACTCATGGGCAGAGATTTCCCATTCTACTTGTTCCCTGCTCTTAGCTATGATTTCGGGATTCACTCTATAAATATGAGTAGCCGAATTTATGCCATTACGGAAACGACCACATATCTGTATGCAGTCTGTATCAACATCAAGCATGGTATATTCGGCATTGTATGGGTCAGTAATCATTACCAAGTCTGGTTGATATGGTAATTCCAAGTCAAATGCAGTGTAGAAACGACCTGTGAAGAAGTTGTATTTCTTCATGGTTTCTGCACTCCATTCAGTATAGGCATTAGTAAAACCATATTCAGATTTCAGCTTATTGCGACTTTTCGGGGCACAATAAACGGCTGCATCCAAATTGAAGTGTTTGATTAGAGAGTAAATTTCAACCACTGAATTGAGAAAAAAACAGACGGTTTCATTATGGCTCTCCAGATATTGACCAACTGCTTTAGCTATGTTATAGGTATGGGTTACGGTTATATCCTGTCGATAATCGTAATCGGCAGTAACTTCTATAATCTCAAAATGGTTTTCTTCAAATCGTGGGTCACTGAATCCGATTGGAGTAGCGGACACCAAAGCCTTGCGATTAAATAGAAAGAAGTCATTCATTGGCATAACTATGTCTATTCTGTAATCAACATCTTTAATTAGTTGATGACACTCGTCTTCAAGCAAGAAGAAATCGGAATAGATATTGATTCCGCATTTCTCACAAGCTGACTTCACTTTACTAAAGCTTTCTGGAGTAGTCATAATCTTACGGATGCGATTTTCTCTTAGATATTCGATTATCTGACCTTGATTAACACCTTCATAAACACCTAACAAGTTATCGTACTTGTTGCACTTACTAACAATCACGGGAACATTAGGTACTACGATAATGGAGCTTCTGTTTGTGTCAAGTTCCAAAGTAGTAGCACCACAACCTGGTATTCTCTTTGATAAGATGCAGTTTGACGGAATTTCATTCATTACGTCTGATAAGTATTGTCCTTTAGCTAATGTTATCATAATCCTTTTTCATTTAAGTAGTCCATAAAATCATCGGTTCTTCTGATACTGAAAAACAGCTTGCCGAATTTGAATAGTCCTCTCAACTTAACGAAAGCCTGTGTTTCTCTAAGGAAAGGTATGCGTGCAATGTTACATTTCTGCTCTACCAATTCCTTGACCTTGCTTTCCTGTTCATCCTCAAAGCTGAATCTTGGAATATCAGACGGAAACACACCGAAGTCTTCATAGTCGCCTGTTTGCAGGTAGTTCAGAATCCATTGCCAACTACTTTCGTTGAGTTGGTATCTAAGTCCTGTAACTCCTTGACTGCTTATCAATGCTTCATCTTCAATGCGGATATTCAGTTGCTTGCCCTGCTTCATCAATAGCTTAACTTGACGGTGTGCGGCTTCGTTGTCGTAGGCTAGGGGAAATGTTATTGCTTGCATATAGTAGAGATTAGAGAGGGAGATTGCTCTCCCTCTGGGTTAGTGATTAGTTAGGCTGCAGGTTGCTCAGCTTCTGCTTTCTTCATCCATTCGGGTTTACATGCTTCTGTAATGAGGTTGTTGATTTCATCCGTAGCTTTCAAACAGAACTTAACGTTCATGTTGAATGACGGAGTGAAGCTAACCTTACGATATCGTTCACCATTTGAGCTGAACCAATCCTTTTCAATGTAGCATTGGGTAGTAGCACCAAGATACTGACGCAAGATTTCTACTACAAGGTTTTCACCTTCTGCTGCTACTTCTACATCATGGTCTAGTTTTAGATATTCGATGAATCCTTCAAGATTTCTACCCATTGCCATTTGAATGGCAGAAATAAGGTCGGCATCACCGAAGCCTTCAAGTGTTTGGGTCTTTCCATTATCATAAGTAACGGTTACGATGATAATCAATCGACCATTGAGGTCTTGTTTGAAACGCATGTTAGTTTTAGGTGGGAACATACGGAAAGCTGTTTTCAATTCAGTTACGAAAGTTGGGCTTACTTTAGTTACGTTAGCTACTACGTTTTCTACTGCTGCTTGGTTAAAGTTAATTGTTCTCATAATCTTGTTCTTTTAAATGTTTAATACTGATTTTACTTATTACCAATCTTCAACGGGCGCCCATGTCGTTGATTGATGATGCAAAGGTCGATGTTTCTTTGCTTAGTTTAGGGGAATAAAATTTTGTCGATTTCTATTCCCCCTTACTATTCTTCGGAGAGAATTTCCTTGACTACCGATATTAGATGTCTGCTGTACGGAATGAATCATTTCCCCTTTCAACTACTCAATGACCTCTTGTCCTTTGACATTGCAAAAGTCGGAGTTTTCTTATTCAATTTAGGGGAATAAATTTTTGACGGTTCTTATTCCCCTTGCATCAAGTAATGAACTCTTTTCTTTTTGATGCTGCGAAGATATAGGGAATAAAAAGCGATTTAAGGGAATAAAAAAATCCGCTATTCTATTCCCCTTGTGAGGAACAGAATAACGGAATTAACTATATTGCTATGGTTGGTTACTTAATAATAGAACTCTGGATAGACGTTGCTGATGTTGTTCGGGTATTTATAGCCTTTGTATTGTTTAAGGTATGCTTTCAGATATTTTTCTTCGGGGCAGAACCAACTTTCATTTTTAGATAGTCTGGTGAAATAAACAAGTAATGATACAAGTTCCATTTCTTTTTTGGAATGGTTTGCACCTGCTTTACGCTTATCTCTGATATATGATTGTGTGGAGAAGAAACGAAGAAACATATTAGCAAAATAAGCTATGAACGGAGATTCCTTGATGATTGTTGATTCGTCTTCTTGTTCTTTGCCGTTAAGACTACGCAATGTCTGTATGTCTGATTCATTTAGATGCTTAGCTATTGCTTCTGCCATGAAGTTTATTGTATCAGCATTATCTATTTCTAACTTCAACTTGCCTGATTTGATGTTGAATGTTGTTTCGTCGCCGGATAGAGAAATCAATTCAAGTAGATGTGTCAGCTGTTCCAATGGAGTTAGCTTCATAGTTATGCCTTGGTAGAATCGACTTGTGCAATAGTCGAAGATGAACAGAATGAGCAACCAGAACTTATCTACATCCAATTCCAGATGTTTGATGAGTTCTTGAATCTCTTGGTGCTTGATATAGTCTTTATATGTAAAGCGATTAGTTATAGCTCCATTGTTGTATCTGTCCTTGAATATGCCCATACACATAGTGAAGCCAAACGGACAATTCCGAATTTCTTCCAATTCTTCTTCGGTCGGTTCTCTGTCTGTTATATGATAAGGTACATCAATGAGGGTAGGGTCTGATAGGTATAGTGATTCAACTACACCTATATAGTCCATCAGTTTCATGGACGGGACATCACATTTCAGTTTATCTATCATACTTCAACTTATTTGCATACAAAATTAAAAAGAAAATCTCACCTGCATTAGCTGCAAGTGAGATTATTTTGAGGTTAATAGTCAGATTCTCCCGAGAACGTATCCATTAGCTTATCCATTTGCTCCCCAATGCATTTATCAATCAACTTAGCATAGTGGGTAGTCATCCGTGTATTTGTATGCCCTAACATTTTAGACACCACTTCTAACGATATGTTATTAGCTAAAGTAACTGTTGAGGCAAATGTATGCCTGCTTGTGTGAAATGTAATTCGTTTCTTGATGTCGCATAGAATCGCTATATCCTTCAAGTATTTGTTGATGTCAGCAGGGTCTTGGATTGGTAATAGCTTCTCACCACCTTTGTTTTTATCCAATATCAGCTTGGCGATAGGGAGAAGGGGGATTCTTGATAGAACACCTGTTTTCACTCTACGTTTCTTTATCCATATTCTGCCTGCACTATCCTTTTCAAAATGTTCTGGAGCTAATGTTTTGATGTCAATGTACGACAATCCTGTGAAGCAACCGAACAAAAACATATCCTTTGCTCTCTCTAATCTTGGCAGGGGAGTATCAAAGTTGATTATCTTCCGTAGTTCTTCTTCGTCCAAGAAATCAATCTCTACAGGTTCACGTTCTATCTTGTATGTGGCAAATGGATTGTAGGTTATGTATGAATTAGCTACAGCCATGTTGATAATCTTCTTTAATAGCTTCAAATGCTTGGTTGATGAGTTTTGAGCCATCCCCTTATCAATCTTCAAGAAAGTATGAAAGGATTGGATAAA